CGTAAATTCAAACTTAAGTTAACGCCTCCAGTGTTCGTCCTACACTATCATGGGCTGTGCTCTTTCTAACTGAAAAGAGCCTGAAACAGGGTCTATTGTACATTTTTAATTTTATTAATTTTATACTTTTTATTTTATTGTTATTTTCTTCATGCCGTAAACGACATGGTTGGGAATCCCAAAAACCATCCAAACACAACATCATCACCAGCACCAAATTCCAAAGAGGTGGATTGAGATCCGGCCGCGTTACTTGCAACGATATAAGCACATTGCGACATAAACGACGAATAGAAATACCTCATAGGTATGAAATCGATCGGAGTGATGAAAGGAACTATCACATCGGACCTAGATGAGATAGCGAGATTAGGCTGCGTCCATGCATAATTAGTTGATGAGCTATTCCAAGCTGCAGAACCAACTTCTGATGCATAGTAAAAAGGGCCAGTGTTCATGCCAACCGGTGCGTAAGACACTTTAGATCTAAATGCTGCGGGCGTCGATGATAAGCCGGACTGAATGGTGTCCCAACTCATTCGAGATGACCCGCGATACCCTAGAAACGCTGGAGCAAAGTAACTGAAAAAGGTAGTATGTGTCACTTGATTACCAGGAGGGGGTGTCGATACATCAATCTTGTACTGTGGCAGAGGCAAGGCATAGAATCCTTGTTCATTCTGAGTCGTAGGAGAAGTTGGCAATGTCCAGTAATTGGACATACGAGAAGCTAAATCTTTGACGGTGTTGGGACTATCACCGAATGCTTGTTTATCGACAAGCGAAAGATTAGTAGCAGGGCCAAAAGAGACAGGAGTGAACTCGCCAGAAGATGTCAGAACAGTCTTGTAGCGTGTATTCTGTACCAGACCATTAGAAGGCACGGCAAAACGGATATTCTCAGATCGTGTAAAAATATTGATGGGAACATTAGAGGTTGATCCATTTGAAGTGAGAGGATTCACGACGTAAATATAGATCATACCATTCGCATCAATACCGTTTCCAGCAATGTTTTTGAGTCCGAAAACTCGTGACCAAGGCATAGGTTGCTTCCAAGGAATGTTAAGCGAAACCTTAGTATTGCCCGAAATGTTGACGGTTGTGTTATTCAACACAGTCAAAGCGTCCGAGAATGATGGAGGAGTAGTAGATGTAGCCATAGGATCCCATGCGAACATGATCGTTCCACGATGGAAAACAGAGGCAACTATCTCAAACTCAATAATCATATCGCCACACCAGTAGTTGTGGGCAATGGCAATACCAGCCAAAGGAGTTGGAAAGTAGTATGGCAAACTGTTGCTACACAGGTCAGGTGCAACAGGAACAGTTGTGATGAGTGCAGATTCAGCAGGAAATGCAGGTGAAAGATAACACGTATATACATATCCTCTTTTAGCACAAATCTTAGAGAAGGCCATATCATCCATTGATCCTCCTATAAAAGCAGGGGAGATGGAAACACCCTGCGTTTGCGACTTTCCTAGCACAATAGCGGCAGATTTGCCATCAGATTGTGAGTAGTTGTCACATGTACGAGTCAAAACCATTAGCTGATTTTCAACAATGGGAGGTTTGGAAAAACCAAACCATGCTAAAACATCACCGGCGACTCCAGCAACGTTAGAAAAAAGCGTAACGGCTGGGCCAAAGGAACCAGTGAATGGAGCAATCTGGCTAGAAGACAAGGCTATTTTCTTTACTGTGGCTGATAGCGTGCCACCTTCCTTTTTCTCATCGATAAATGCTCCCGATGAAGTCAACGTCGTGAGCCCTTCGAACACAGGATCGACTAAGCTTGCGTAAACGCAAACGCTCAAATCCGGAGAGGTAGCGGTACCTGAAAAAATGGGGTTGAAATTGAGGAAGTTTACAGCATAAGATCCATGAGAAACAGCTGAAACAAAACTATACCATCCATTTGGAGTACAAACAGGGAGGTCTAAAGTATATGTCTCAGTGCGAGAAGGATCCAATTCTATGTGGGGCAATACCCAAGCATTGACATGAATGTTAGAATCATTATCAATCTGGGCATAAGTAACACCAACTTCTCCAAGAACATGGGGTTGTGGCGTAGCTACTAGCAGAGCCTTTCCAGCGGCGTATGGGGCGCCTTGAACTGTAACGGTAATGCGTAGCGTAGCCTTGAAATAATAAAAGCTCGCGAGCTTTTTGGCGAAAGACGCAGGGCACGAAGTGAAGTATAAACTAACCAAATCATCAGTTAGCTTGAAATCCGAAGTAGTGGATGTCCAATGAATATGTTGAATCTTCACAGGGTGCGAAAGGAACTTCTCAAAATCATCTCGATACTTAACAGACGGGGAGATTCTAAGATCAGGCGCTCTATCAGAGGTCATCGATTCAATTATCAAAGTGGCGTTATCACCAAAAGAGGTGGAGCTTGTGGTATCTTGATTATTATTTAGTTCAGCAAGGGAGTATACGCGGTAGCGGGATCCCTCAATCCCGCTCCGGTGGGGTGTCTTAATACTAGAAATCAGGGTTCTTTTAGGTGATCAGACTTTCACCACAAGTATGCATAAATATCTAGTGTTTGCTTATACAGAAGTATACTCTCCTGGAGTTTAAGGTCGACGACTTGACCGCTTTGTGCTACGAAAGTTGTTCCTCTTTCGGGTTCGCAACCACCATCGGACTATTAACAAGCAAATGTCCTGAACTTCCCGTCCAGAAACTCATCCCGCAACAAGTCATATGACAGCTCTGGAAATGCTTCCGCACCACCGAGCGATGTCTCATGCTTGATGAAAGCTTGTTTCATCCTCTCCTGCATCTCATCAAAGTACTCTCTACCATGAAGAAACGCTTCACGCTGCACGCCTCTTGCAACGTCTATCATACGACTAGCCTTAGTCGTCTCGGCTTGCACATCTTCAAAACACACAGCTTTGAGGATGCTGTCCTTCTCAAGCGGAGCAAGATAAAAACCTAACTCAGCGTCAAAAACAAACCGTCGTTTCAAAAACACCGCTTCACTCAAATCAAGCCTTTCTTTCATAACCCCATCTTTTGAAGCTGGAGTAACCTTGTAACCCCACTGGGCGTACAAGGGAGCTATGGTGAGAATGTTGTACTTTCCAATAACTTTATCGGAAACTCCACACACATTATCATCACCAGTCGTCGCTGCATGAACGTTGGACTTGAAATCATTAAGCTGGCCAAAGATAGTGTAATACGCCATACGCATCAAAATTGAATTAATAATGGAATTCAAAATCAGCGTGATAACGACACCACTCGGCATGCCCTTCAACTTAATAGCGACATCTTTCTTATAAATCATCACTTGAACACAAAGCATGAGTACAGCAAAATAAACAACCTTGCTTTCCTCCTCTTTATATCCAAGCATGCGAGACAATTCAAAGAAAAACATCGCCACTATTTCAAACATAGGGGCATCGTGCAAAGTGTCAAAGCAGGCAAAATCCATATCGATGTAATTTGGGCCAGCTGCAGACAGGTACTCAGCCAGCTGTGTCCATTCCTTGGATCCAGCATTCATTTGGCCGAAGCACTCACTGAATTGACGTTCTTTAAGCAAGTATGTAATCAAAGGCATGATGTACATCCTCACAATGATATTGTAGTGAAAATCAAGAACGCCAAACAGGCGCAGCTTATTCATCGAAAGCTTCTTCGTGGTTCTAACCTCGTCCTTGACAGCCATAGTCACTGTCACACTCTCCAAAACCCCGCGCGAGATATTATCAATTGTCTTTTTGACATCTGCTACGAAGGTTTGGTCGAGCGTCAACAAACCAGTCTCCTCATTCTTGGTGAACAATTTGTATTTGTCAGTGATCCTGCGCTCTTTGAGACGAGCTCCAGTGGCCGTTTTGAAATTGATGCGATCAACACCCATATCTTCACAGCCGAGCATCGCCTCAGAAAGCTCAAGTGGTCTCAAAGTCTCCCCATTCTTCGGCTTCACATCAAACAAATATGCCATCATGGAACGATAACGCAGCGTAAAAGTGCTACGGTTACCTCCATTAATGGATTCCATCTGATTGACGAACGCCGATGTATATTCTCCAGCAGAATTGACTCCTCTGACACGTTGTGGTATGTCATATCCTTGAGAAAGGAGAGGGTAGAAGTCGTTAAACAAGACAGTTTTCGTGATCTTAGAGTGAAATGTTTCAACTCCTCCAACCACTGTGCCAACAGGCAACAGATTGGAAGAGATCACATTACGAAGATCAGAATTAGGGCTCAAGACGTCAATGTCGTGAGGTAAGCCCGTCAACTGCACATGCTCAATGCTGGGGTAAATCAATGAAGAACAAGCTAACTCAAAATCAGCTCGCGTGATTGGGCATCCACCTGCCATCCCGTGTGATTTAGAATACGACACAGGAGCGAGGATGAAACAACCAAGCTTATCAGCCTTACCAATTGCAATTGACATGCAATCTCCAGGCTTGCCGACATGGCGCCACTCGTACGAAGAAAAGTGCTCTCCATGAGCATCGAATGAGTTGTGGAAAGCTACAGACTCATATTTTTCTTTGTCACTAACTACGATGACCTGCAATCCGCTAACAGTACACTCTCTGGGCAGGAAAGTGTGTAAAGATTGGACAGCGCGAAAGTGGTAATTCTTCACAAAAACAAACTCTTTTCCAGGGACAAAAACAACATCTTTGATGCTGTAGGCCTGAGGAACTTCTCCGTTCTCATTCCACAAGAAGAAATTACCATACATCTTCTTGTTTTTGTCGAAAAGGTAGTGCTTATTGATCAGAAGCCACTCGGGAGTCATCGCCAAAACACGAATAGCTAGCCGCGATATTCCATCACTAATGAACATATTGAAAAGATTCGACTT